GGTGGTGGTGGTGGTGGTGCTGGAAGTAGCTCATTAACAGGCAATGGTGGAAATGGTGCACAAGGTGCGATTATAATTACATATTCACTTATATCATCTGGCAATTTTTTCTTTATTATGTAATTTCACGTTAATTAATGAGTAATTTATGTCAGATGTTAATCCACAAGAGTTTGGTGCATTACAGGCAGATGTTAAGACATTAACAGCTGAGATTCATTTACTTCGAAAAGAAATGGCTGATGTAACAGCTATGCTTAATCAAGGCAAAGGAGGCATTTACATGATTGTATTTGCTGCTGGTGCTTTAGGTTCTATTATCACTATGAGTATTAAAAAAGCATTTGGTGGATAAATGGATCCATTAACTATCGGCGCAGCGGTTGCTATCGCTAAGACTGCTGTAGCCGGAGTTAAAGAGCTAATTTCGTTAGGTCATGAAATTCAAGATTGCTATCACGACATAGCAACTTTTTTCGATAAGCAAACAGAAGTTGAACTTGCTGTCATCGAGCAAAAGAAACAGAGATTGCAGACTGTTAAAGCAGGTTCTACGCAACGTAGTGCCACCGCAGAGGCGTTAGAAGCCACCTTTGCTAGTAGAGAGATGATTCGCTTAGAAAAAGAGCTTAAAGAGGCTCTAATCTACGGTAGCCAGGAATCAGGTCTATACGATGAAATGTGCCAGCGTAGAGACATAATCATTCAAGAACGTAAACGTGAGATAGAAGATGCAGAGCGTGAGGAACGCATGCGCCTGGCTGCTATACGTCGTAAGAAAGAGCAAAGAATCCAGAATATTCAGGAATGGCTGGCTGTAGTGCTAGGCGTTTCTCTTAGCAGTTTTGTAATGTATGCGATATGGTGGATGTTTAAAAACGGGGGTAAAGACTAATGATGACATTAATTACTACGCTGGTATCCTTTCTAAGCGGCGGCTTACCTAAACTACTAGACTTTTTTCAGTCTAAGCAAGATCAAAAGCATGAGCTGGCATTAGCTCAATTGCAGATGACGCAGCAGTTAGAGATGGCTAATAAAGGATTTGAGGCTCAAGCCCATATTGAAGACATTAAGACTGAGCAGATCGGTATCCAGACGCAAGCAGATGAGCGTTTAGCGTTGTATTCTCATGATATTGAGATCGGTAAAGGTGCTAGCCAGTGGGTTATCAATGCTCGCGCTATGGTCAGGCCAACGATTACTTACGGACTATTCCTACTGCTAGTTGCCATTGATATTGCTGGTGTCTGGTACGCATGGACACAAGACGCTCCGTTTAAAGAGATGATGGATTTAGTTTGGGATGACGATACACAAACAATCTGGGCTTCTGTTATAAGTTTCTGGTTCGGAACACAGGCGTTTAGCAAGAAATGAACGTCAGCGACAAGGCACTTAAAGCCATAAAGCACCATGAGGGTGTTAGATATAAGCCATATCTTTGCCCTGCTGGTTTATGGACTGTTGGCGTTGGTCATGTTTTATATCCCAAACAGGGACTACTTCCAGTAGCTCAGAGAGGCTCTATAGGGCTTCGTATTGAGGAATTTAGGATATTTACTAAGGATGAAGTAGATGCGATTCTTAAAGCAGATTTGCAGCGTTTTGAGCGAGGCGTACTACGTTATTGTCCTGCTATTTCTACTCAAGGGCAATTCGATGCTCTCGTCTCTTTTAGCTTTAATGTAGGATTAGGAACATTGCAACGCAGTACATTGCGCCAAAAACACAATCGCGGCGACTTTGAAGGTGCTGCTACTGAGTTTATGAAGTATTCAAAAGCAGGTGGTAAGGTTCTAAAAGGACTGTTAAACAGACGTAAAGATGAAATAAAAATTTACTTATCTTAGGGGCTATTATGAAACAAATTATCGTGGGTCTTTTGTTAGTTATATCCGTTTCGGTATATTCAGCAACGCAAGATGAAGACGGTAATTTGCTTTTATCCCAAGAGGAAGTTTATAGAACTATCGAACAATTTAATCAACTTGAAATACGTATTCACTATGCTAATAGTAAAATCAAAGAGTTACAAGACAAACTTGAGAAACTAGAGAAAGCAAAGTGCGGATAATGGCAACTAAAAAAATACCTGCTGATTGTATGCCAATGTGTCAATCATGTTCATTTTTTGAGCGTGAGAAGAATGAGGACGTTGGAATCTGTCGTCGTTATCCACCATCGACGTTTTTCTTAGGTGATGATGAGTTTGATAGTTTATTTCCTGTTACTGGTCCTAGTGAATGGTGCGGTGAATTTAAGAGGCAGGTGTCATGACGCAACAAGTAAAAGATGAGGAATTCATCGAGTTATGGAATATTCACGGTTCAGTTACAAAGGTAGCTGAGATTCTAGGAATTAACCATAGATGGGTTAATCACAAACGTAGAAACATTGAGAAACGGCAAGGTATCCAGTTGCTTGCTGTTGCTAGAAACAGTCCTGATTTCAATGTAACTTTACCAGCTAACGGCGTTAGAGTTAATGTTGGATTGGAATCAGGTGTTGTTATCGTTGGCTCAGATGCTCATTATTGGCCTGGGATTATCTCAACAGCTCACAGGGCTTTTGTGGTGGCTGTTAAAGAGCTGGCTCCTAAGATGGTTATCATGAACGGTGACGCATTTGATGGGGCTAATATCTCACGACATCCTCGCACTGGATGGGAAGCTAGGCCAAGCGTTAAACAAGAGCTGGAGGCTTGCAGAGATCGTATCTGTGAGATCGAGGACGCTGCCGGTAATGCCAAATTACATTGGACATGGGGCAACCACGACATTCGATGGAATAGTCGGTTATCTTCACAGGCTCCTGAGTTTGAAGGCATCCACGGAATGAATTTGACGGATCACTTCCCGCGCTGGAAGTTCTCGACTTCGGTGATGATAAATGACCATACTCAGATCAAGCACAGGAATTACAACGGAATACACGCTGCTTATAACGCTACTCTCAAGTCTGGCGTTTCTACAGTTAATGGTCATCTACACTCTCTCAAAGTCACTCCTTGGACTGACCTAACAGGTACTCGATACGGTGTCGATACAGGTTCTCTAGCCGACGTATGGGGCGCTCAATTCGAATACACAGAGGACGGTACTAGAAACCACAGAAGTGGATTTGTGGTTCTGACATTCTACGAAGGCAAGCTACTGCCTCCGGAGATGTTAGAGGTCATTGATGAGGATAAAGGTCTTGTGTGTTTTCGTGGACAGGTGATTTCCGTGTAATCCAGCTAGATGTCCAATCTGCCTTAACTGGTTGGACTCTAGCCCTTCGTTTAGCTAGGAATAGGTCTTTCTTATCAGCATCCTGATTAAGTCTATCTCTAGCTATTTGCGCTCTTTCTTTTGATGTAAGAGGTGGCGGTCTGGCAGCATCTTCGCACCTTCCAACACAAAATACAGGTACATAAACTTCTTTTGTATCTTTCTTTTCTTTTATCCAGCTATTGATGTGGATTAAGTTAATCTTACGAAGATTGTTAATGTAGCCTTTCATCCACTTAGTAGAGATAAAGAATTGCTTTTCTATCTCCGTGTAGGTTGATGGCGTTTCTAGGATTTTAAGCAACTTAGCCATTTTGATTTCAGATAGCTTTGTGTTGTATTTCATCTTACCCATTTTTGACGAACACTCCATTGCAATTTAGGAATCCTTTGCGGTCTTTAATCTCCGCATAAGCGTCTTGTAAGCAATGTACGATAGAGATGTCTTTGATCGCGCAGTAAATTATTAGCGTTACCAATACGTCACCGACACCATCTCGAATAGCTGGCATATCGTCTTTTATCTCAGCATCGCACAGCTCACCTAGCTCACTAACTGTTTTCATTAGCTGAGTGCTAGCTTCAGCATTGGGGATGATTCCGCGAGCTTCTGCCCATCGAATAATATCTAGTTCTAGTGATGTCCACGTCATTTACATATCCTTTTCTTTGCATCTTTAAAGTTAGACTCAAACATCCAGCCTACACATTGCTTATCAATGTCAGGAGAAGTTACTGACGCTACGCCTTCAGTAAATCCACGGTGGTATTCGTGTTGCATCCTATTCATTACACCCAAGCCAATGCCAGGTATAGATGCTAGAACGACGATAAGAATTATTCCCCAACGCATAGTTGCCTAATTTTTTTGACTTCAGTGCCAAAAGTCTCATGCACTTTTAAGATAATCTCAGCAGTAGGTATTAGCTTTTTGTTACGAATCTTGCTAATAGTTGCAGTGCTGATTCCAAGACCGATAGCAATAGCTCGATCATTTTTAAATCCATGATGCTTGATTAAGTAGTCTAGTAAATCCATTTTTATCCTTTAGATAGCGGAATATTCTCAATTATTTTGGAATATTCCACCTAAATGTTTAGTGCAGGGTCACCAGTTCGAGAAAACATGAAGGAGAATCTGGCCCCTGCTGCCGGTGTTACTCGCCACTACCGGCTAGGCGCGCAAACATCAAAAAGGAATGTCGTCAATATCTAATGGTTTTTCTTCTACTACTTGTTTTGTATCCTTCAATTTAAATGAGCAGCTCATAAACTTGCCAGATTTACCTTCTTTAAGCCAGGCTGACACATAGACTGCATTACCGTTTAAATCTTTACCGTCACCAGAATAATCAGGATGTTTTTCTGATTGCTTTTGCTGATTCTTGAAAAGTGAGAAACTGCCTGGTTTTGGATCGTATGCCATAATTTACCTTTATCGTGTGGTGAACTTCTTAATTGCACTGCGCTGCTTGCTATCAAACAAAGACCATAGTGCTGTTTTGCTATCTGCGTCCAAGCCTAATTCGTTGATGTAATCTACTGCACCTGCAATATCATTCTTTGCGAGCAATGAAATGGCTTCTACGCCAATGCTACGGATAGTTTCTTGATCTTCTGCTGACATAGACTGAAACACGTCAACAGTAATTGGTTTCACTGATACAGGCTCGCTAGAATCAATTGCATCATGTTCTACTATCTCAAGTGCTGTGACGTATAAGTAACGGCGACTATAGGTCTCTACTGCACCTAGATTCTGTATTGGATGACATCCTTTGAGTTGCGCTTCTGCCATTGGGCTAGTGAACGTAACGTAACCCCCATTTTCAGTGTCAATGATAAGCAAGGTAGCCAGATCAGTACCAAAAGATACTACAGGGCATAGCTTTAACTCAAAGAAAATTGACTGTATTGCTGGCAAGAAGTCACCAAGCTCAAAGTATTTATAACCTGCAAATTTATTGTGGCCTGACTTCTTTAATTCTGTGTGTTGCAATCTGATACGCGCTTTTTGTAGCTTTTCGTAAACTATCCATTGTTGCTGTTCTTCTTGCTCTTGTTGCTGGCGCATGATTATTTACCTTTATTTGAATTTTTTATTGATGACAGTATTGAGTGACCGAAGGTTCGATACAGTTTGAATTTCCGCATTCTTAGCCTGCTCTTTGCGAATACGGTCAAAAGTCTTAGCCACATTAGTTTTACTAGAATGTACATATTTAAACCTTGGGTCTAAGATAGATTTAACATCGTTCATGCTTCTCCTTATTGAATATACGAAACAAAAAGATACCCTACAATCAATAAAACTGCAATTACTTTAGGGTGACGTGCAAGCCAATCATCGGTAGCTAAAAGTTTCATTGGTTTTCTTCTTTCATTTTAATGAAGTTTTCTAATGTGTAAGGTACTCCGATTATTGTTGCTTTACGCTGGACATCCCACAGGTGATTGATAAATTGGCCTAGATTATTAAACTCAGTGCCTATCTCCTCATTAATCTGATCCAGAGCTATTTTCATTCCTGCCTCAATTCCTTCAGAGTAAGTCATTTTTCATTCCTCCAAAAAACCATTTATCGAATTTTGCGTTATCAAATGCTTCGCTTGCTTCTCTTGCTGCTACCCAAATTGCATCTGCCTCATCTTCTTGATACGCTGCCAGGCAAACTAACAAGTCATCTAGCTCTGTAGTTAAGTTCATATTAGTAATTCCAGGGAGTTGCATTTGCTGTTTTTGCTGCGCGTTTTGCTTCTGGCTTTGTAGCGTATGCAGTTTCACTAATAACGTATTCGTTTGTAATTGCAGCACTACGAGACAGAATCAACATCCATTGTTTGTTGCGGCCTTTGTATATATGTGCGTACATTTTGTTTCCTTCGTTGTTTGTTGGTATGACTGAACTATAGCTGTAATCATTGTTTAGCTCAAGAAATACTTTTCTATTGATGTTTGTTCGTTGATAGAAACAATCAATGACACAGAAATAGAAATAGCTGCATAATTAAATCCAGCAACAAATGGAGATTTTTATGAGTTTATGGCGCAAAAGGAGAAAAAAAATGCAAGAATTAGCTAGATGTTCGGATTGTGGCTGGATTGGTGATGTAGATGAAGTGACTACAGGGATTTGCGATATGGTATTTGCTGATCCTGTTGATATTTGCCCAGAGTGCGGTAACCCAGATTGCATAGCACCATATAACGAGGAGACTAAATAATGGACTTACCAAAGAAAGATAGTCGTAGATACCAGATTTGTTTAGCTTTTGCTAACTCTGGAATGATGACATTGCACAGCTTAGTTGAAGAACACGGATTGTTTGGCTTTAGAGATAAGCAACGTCTTTCATCTGAGATGAATTACTTATGTACTACTGGCTGCATTAAAAAGCTAAAAGAGGCTTATATGCCTACTTATGAGTTAAGACTAGCTATACAGTCATTTGATAAGCCTGGTCTTGTTAAACCACGAGAAGCAGTCCCATTTCGGGAGTTATCTCAGAAATTTATGCTTCCAAAAGTTAGCCCACGAGGAACGCCAATTCGTGATGTGTCATTTATAGGACTAGGAGCAAGCATTGCAGAACCAATCTACAGATTCTAAGAAACCAACTCCTGACTACGTTTTTAAGCAAAAAGCATGTCCTGGCTGTAAGCGTACTAGATCAGAAAAGAACTTTAATGGTGGAAATTTATGTAGGATTTGCGTACTCAGAAAAGTTGAGTTATAGTATTGCAAAGCGCTTGGCGGCGCAAAACAGGTAAGCCCTAGACGGAACTCTGCTGGTACCTGCCAGTCCGCCAACATCGAAAGATGAGAGTTTCGCCTAGGGCTTTTTTATTGGAAAAGCTATGCACTATTATCAATTTAATATTGGCGATTATGTTAGCCATACATCACATTTGACTGATGTAGAAGATTTAACATACAGAAGAATGTTAGATCTTTATTATCAAACTGAAATGCCATTTTATGAAATTAATAAAGACAAACTTGCACGAAAAGTAAAATCAACAATTGAAATAGTTGAAGTTATTTTGTCTGAATTTTTTGAATATTCTATCGATGATTGTGCATGGCATAACAAGAGAGCGGACTCTGAAATTAAGGCTTATCAGAGCAAAGCAGATAGCGCTAGGAAAGCGAATCAGATTAGATGGAGTTCTGCAAAGGATGTTAAAACAGATCTGAAATCAGATGTGAAATCAGATACGGTTCAGATCCTAAACAATAAACAAGAAACAATAAACAATAAACATAGTATTAGAAAACCAGACGATGTATCGCTTTCAGTTTGGACTGACTTTGTAGCTCATCGAAAACTGAAGAAAGCAACTATTACCGAAACGGTAATTAATTCAATTCGTAAAGAATCTGAAAAGGCAGGTATTACCTTTGAGGATGCTCTTAGTGAAACTTGCGCTAGAGGTTGGCAAGGATTTAAGGCTGAGTGGTATAAAAAGTCTGAAGCACCTATTCCACCGGCTAACCATAAATGGTGGAAATAATGAGTCTAGACAATCTTATCGGTAGGTTATCTAAGGTCAGAGGAAAGAACGGCTCTTACACGGCTTGCTGTCCAGCTCATGACGATAAACATCCATCATTAGCGATCAGAGAACTTGAAGATGGTCGAATTCTATTGAAATGCTTTTCAGGTTGCTCAGTGTCAGAAATTTGTGGCGCTGTCGGCATTGATCTGTCAGAGTTATTTCCACCAGACGATAATTTTAGGCAAATAGCTTCCCCTGTAAAAAAACCTTTTTACGCTACTGATCTTATCAAGATATTAGCGTTTGAAGCTATGGTTGTTGGGGTTGCTGCTAATTCTCTGGCTAATGGTAATGCTTTAAGTAAGATTGATCTTGATCGAATGAAAGTTGCTCAAATGAGAATTATGGAAGTGGTTGGGTATATCAATGATTGAGCAGATAGCGGAAAGATTGGATGAGGCTAGAAAGCTTAGATTGATTAAGCCTCAAGATATTGATATTGATAAATATCTGAAAAACACTGACGTATCAGCTAAGGTGAAATCCGTATCGGTTTACATGGATGATGTAGTTGACGGGCTGATTAATCCTAGCTCAGATGATATATGCCCTATGCCGTGGCCTATAACTCATCAGGACTTTAATTTCAGGCTAGGTGAGGTGACGGTATATGCTGGCTCAAACGGAGGCGGCAAGAGCCTTATAACGGGTTTAATAGGCCTTCATTTGATAAAGCTAGGTAAGCGGGTTTGCATTGCGTCGTTTGAGATGAAGCCACAGACCACAATTTTGAGGATGATGCGTCAATTCTCTGGTGAGAATTTAAATGATCCTTTGGTCAACGATAGAAATAACTATGTAAAAAGCATAGGTAATAGGTTTTTATCATTTGCGTCTGAAAATTGTTTTATCTATGATCAACAAGGAAGCACTACACCACAGATGACGATAGCGATGGCAAGATATTGCGCTGTTGAGTTAGGAATTCAGCATATTTTTATTGATAGTTTGATGAAATGTGTCATGTCTGAGGATGATCTAAACGAGCAAAAGTCGTTTGTAAACGAATTATGTGCGGTTGCTAGAGATCATAACGTGCATATCCACCTGGTTCATCATATTCGCAAGTTGCAAAGCGAGGAAGTACAGCCAGGCAAGAATGATTTGAAGGGTTCTGGTTCTATTGCTGATCAGGTGGACAATGTATTTTTGGTGTGGAGAAACAAAAAGAAAGAAAATAATCGTCGTAACGGTATGCAGTATGACGAATCTGATCCAGATACTTTTCTAATGTGCCAAAAGCAGCGTAATGGCGAGGCTGAAGAATTTTACGGATTGTTTTATCACCACAGCAGTCAGCAATTTATTGAGAACTTAGGCGGTCAACCATTTGACTTTGATAACAAAGGACGGTTTCGTGCATGAGTTTTTTGAAGAAGAACGGCATAGATGTGAAGTACGCCAAGTTATCAAGTGGCGTATGCAAGACAGAAACAAAGCTATGGAATATCTACAAGCAGTAGCAAAGAAAAGAGGCCAGGATGCAGCGGATCGTTTGAGGAAAGATTCTGCTGAACAATGGGAGAGGAAAAACAGAGGATTGGAGGGAGATTGGAAATGACTAAAGGCAAGATATGACTGACTTAAAAATAATTCAAGAAGTATTTGGCAATCATGAAGTCAGCAAAAAGTGGTTAATAAATATGTTTGAGGTGTGCCGGCGAATACGTGCAGCGGAGCGCGAATGGGTTGGGCTGACTGATGACGATTTGGAAGATATTATTATTGAGTCAAGAACCAATAATTTATATAACTTGCGCCTTTTAATTGAAGCCAAGTTAAAGGAGAAGAACACATGACTAAAGACGACGTACTGAGAATGGCGCTGAAAATTTTAGCGGAACAAAAAGCTGAACTGGACGATGACTGCGGTTACCCCGATTGCCAAGAGTGCCAGTACGGTAACGAGCTACGTAAAACAATTGCGGCAATTAACGAGGCACTAGAGGAGGAAAGCAATTGAGAGCTGCTAGAGTTGACGTAAATCAGAAACATATTGTCAATTGTTTACGTAAAGAGGGTTTTACGGTACAGCACTTGCATAATGTCGGTGAGGGCTGTCCAGACATCCTAGTCGGCCACAAAGGGCTAAACATCTTAATGGAGATCAAGGACGGTAGAAAGCCTGAGTCTGAGCGCAAATTAACAGCGCAGCAGGTAATTTTTCACAAGATGTGGAAAGGTCAGGTAGAGGTGGTCATTAGTCCTGAACAAGCAATTCTTGCAGTATTGACTCATACCAATGGCAAATAACAAGAAACCACGCAAACGGCATATTCCACGCAGAAATATCTTGCCAATGACGATCCGACATAATTCACAAAGTGAACAGACATTGCAGTTAGTGCCGCATACTGAGTTAATGAAGTTTCGTGAGGGTATTGGTGATGAGATAGGCTGGAATACCATCACTGCGCGATTAAATGTTGGGCTAGTTGCTGCATACCAGGCTGACTTTGATCCTGAATATTTTTTGCTGATGGATAGCTTAAAGGCAATTGTTAATGTTAGAGAACGATTTTTAAAAACTGGTCGATGGGGATTATCTGGCGACGATCTTAAAAGTATTGGAGATGGTTTAGTAGCCACTGATAACTTACAGCTATCAATAACAAGAAAGCAATTATCAAAAGCTATTGACTACGTATTTAAGAACGCAGGTGCTTTAGATGAAGAATCTAACTTTTACGTACAAATATGATAAATCCCAATGAGGCAATAGACTACATAATCAAGCACTCACAAGCGTATGCTAAAGCAAAAGCTGAAGTTACTTACTTGACTGAGTACCGCAAAACTAAGAAAGCTATTTGTTTCCAATCAAGTCCACGCACCACGATGGCAGAGAAAGATGCCGACGCTTATGCTCATCCAGAGTACCAACAGGTTTTAGAGGGGCTTAGGGACGCTGTAGAAAAGGCTGAGAGGCTTCGTTGGATGCTGATAGCAGCACAGGCTAGGGTTGATGTTTACAGAACACAGGAAGCTTCTAATCGTGGCATAGATAAAAGAACAATGTAGTTATGTTAGATCAAAAGCCATTATTTGATAAATTATCATTTAAGTTACAAAAATTAAGTGACGATGAAGTTACTGAAATATCAATTAATGCTTTTGGAAACATTTACCATTATTATCCTAAGCAAATTAAAAAGTTAGTTAGTTTAATTTATAAAAAAATAGAAAGAAAAAACAATGGATAAAAATGTACAAGCAGTCCGGCAAAAACTGGCAGATCGAGCTGAATTCGGGATGATGAAGTACGGTGTCAGCACAGAGCGTACAGACTTATCTGCAAAGCAATGGCTTATCCACGCGCAAGAGGAAGCGATGGATTTAGCTGTGTATCTACAACGTATCATAGATGACATTGATGACTAAGGACGAGAAGAAATATCTTGCTAAAGTGGCAGATTTGGGATGTATAATTTGTTACCGCCAAGATAATGCTGGAACTCCTGCCGAAATCCATCATGTTCGTGGTATAGGGCTAGGTATGGGAGTAAGAAGTGGTCATTACGACGTTATCCCGTTATGTCCTGAGCATCACAGAGGAAATTCTGGCTATCATGGTATGGGTCGCAAGGCGTTTGAACGGAAGTATCAAATTGCAGAGATAGACTTACTTATTCAAGTTAAAGGATTACTAAATGAAAAAGCCGACGAAAGCAGCTAAAAAAGTAGCTAAAGTTATGGGTGAGTATGGCAAAGGAACGCTCCATTCAGGCAAAGGTGGCCCTGTTGTCAAGTCTCAGAAACAAGCAGTTGCTATTGCTATGTCTGAAGCTGGCATGAAGATGAAGAAAAAGAAATGATTAAGAGAGGAAAAGAGGAGTTTTCTGGATATAACAAGCCAAAGAAAACACCTAATCATCCCACTAAAAGTCATGCTGTACTGGCTAAAGCAGGTGATGAGGTTAAACTTATTCGTTTTGGACAGCAAGGCGTATCTGGTAGTCCTGATGGTAGTAAGCGAAATGAAGCATTTAAGGCTCGTCATGCTGAGAATATTGCTAAAGGTAAAATGTCTGCTGCTTTCTGGGCTAATAAAGTTAAATGGTGAGTTATGAAAAACTGTCCTGAAGTCTGTTCAAATGTTCCACTAAACCTAAGAAATAGGGATTGGGCATTTAAAAATGTAGGTTATGGTCCTGCTAATCCTGAAGAACCAGAGGATTTTTGGAAAAAACGAGCTACTGAGTGGAATACTTCAGAGAAAAATGCTCAAACTATGCACTGTGGTAATTGTGCCGCATTTATCCAAACTCCAGAGATGATGGATTGCATTGTTAAAGGCATTCAAGGCGAAGAATCAGATCAAGAGACCTATGCTAATGAAGTTGTTGGAACTGCTGAACTTGGATACTGTGAGCTTTTTGAGTTTAAGTGCGCGGCTGATCGTACTTGTAGTGCTTGGTTGGTTGGTGGGCCAATTACTAAAGCAATGACTCCAAAGCAAAAAACAATGGTTCGTATGGCTAAATACGACATAGAAAAAGATATGGAACATGAGTCACCAGAGTCAGATTGATTTTGTAGCTGGAGTTAAAAATAGATTTCCTGATTACTTTATTAATAAAAAAGTATTAGAAATTGGCTCTCTCGACATTAATGGCTCAATACGTATCTTTTTTGATACACCAAGTTATATTGGTGTAGATGTTGGTGAGGGTAGAGGCGTTGATATAGTAGCCAGAGGAGAGGAGTTAGTATTTCCTACTGGCTATTTTGACGTTACGGCTAGCTGCGAGTGCTTTGAGCATAACGATAAGTGGGCTGAGACATTCGACAACATGGTTCGGATGTCCAACGGCTTAGTGTTTTTTAGCTGCGCTACTACAGGGAGGCCGGAGCATGGCACTGGAAGGACTAGCAGGGCTGACAATCCTTTTCTTGGCGATTATTATCTTAACTTAACAGAGCAAGACTTTAGAGATAAATGCGATTTAAGCAAGTTTGAGCAATATGAGTTTTCTACTTGTGATTCACCTGCTGATCTTTACTTCTGGGGCTTATGCAAGCAATCGTGATATGCAGTACAGGGAATGTCGGCTTAACGGTACTGGTAACTGCTTTAGAGGTCTATGCGCCTCATATTCCAGTGTACATAAGCTGCAATACGCCTAAGTGTTTTGGTAAGCACATAAAGATGATTCCGAACATGGAGTCTAACTTTGGTGATGCCTACAATGTAGCTACAAACTACGCGTTTGCTCAAGGCTATGATTCGGTGATTCTGGCTAATGATGATGTAGTGCCGACACCTAGTACAATTACAAAAATGACAGTAGATTGGGATTTACTAAAGAACGCTGGATATAAAGTAGGTTTCTTAGGATGCAGGTCAGACTTTGTATTGCCAGAGCAGAATATACGGTTTCCTATCGTTGATGACGATATAGTAGGACTGCGCTATCGTAGTGAGAACTTAATAAAGAAAGCAAATACCATTGCGCCAATATTCGCAGCGGTGTCTAAGGAAGCCTGGCAAGCAGCTAAGTTTCCAAGTGTAAACTGGTATTCTGATAACATTATCTGCGATGACATGACTAAGGCTGGATTTACTCATTGGGTGAGTAGAGGTTATGTGCATCACGCAGGAAGCCAGACAGTAGGCAGCGACTTTGCTAAATGTCATGAGGATAGTAGGGCATGGATACGGCAGAATAGGCCAGATGTATACGATACGTATTATTAAGGAATTGTTATGGGATTACTAGATAGCGTTATTGAGGCAGCAAAGCAGCAATATCAGACAACTAAGCGTGGTTTTGGTCTGCTGGCTAGTAATCCACAGCAATTCGCACAAGAGGCTACTGCTAGGTATTTCCCGACTAAGGAAGAAGAAGCTCAGTTTGCACAGGCTCAAGCTGCTGGCGGTGATTATATGCAGACACCGTATTATCAAAAAGTAATGAATCTTAGCCAGTTTCAGGGGAGTATAAAGCCTACTGGATTGCTTAATGTTCCTACTCAATCGTTACCTGAGCCAGTGAGTGCAAAGCCTTTAGATTATAGAGGATCGCATACTCCGCCAAATGCAAAGGTATATGGAGCAACAATAGACAATTTGGGTGGGATAATGCCAACAGATGTATATTCATCTAAAGGCGTAAATTTGTATGGGATAGGAAACAGAGAGATAGATTCGCAATGGTTTTCTGCTGCATACAAAGCAAAAGGTAAACCAGATGCAGACGTTACTGTTTATAGGGCAGTTCCAAAAGGAGTAAAAGATATAAACAATGGTGATTGGGTTACAACAAGTAAAAGATATGCTCAAGATCATGGAGAAAGTGCTTTAAGTGGCGAATATGAAATAGTTAGTAAAAAAGTAAAAGCAAAAACATTGTCATCTGAAGGCTACCCATATGAGTTTGGGTATAACGAATAAATTATTAAGCATGACACCTGAAAGGTAATGCAGTGCAAATTAAACAAGTAAAAGTAGAATCTCTAATCCCATACATTAAAAACAGTCGCACTCACTCTGAAGCACAAATAGCACAAATAGCAGCAAGCATTAAAGAATTTGGGTGGACTAATCCTATCCTTGTAGATGGTGATAATGGCGTGATAGCTGGTCATGGAAGGCTTTTGGCAGCAAGAAAGCTAGGGCATAAAGAAGTTCCCGCGATTGAGCTGGCGCATATGACTGACAACCAGAAAAAGGCTTACGTTATTGCTGATAATCAATTGGCAATGAATGCAGGATGGGATACGGCAATTCTATCGTTAGAGTTAGCAGATTTAAAAAATTCTGATTTTGACTTAAATGTCATTGGTTTTAGCGCAGAAGATATAAAGACATTTACACAAGAAATTAATTTTGATGCAGGGTCCGAAGAAGATCAAGGTAAACTAGATCAGCTTGATCCTAAGTGGGTTTGCTGTCCACATTGCGGTAAGGAGTTTGATGCTCGTGAAGCATGAACTTAAAATTAATTGGGCTACTCACGAAGCTGCAAAATTTGCTTGTGAGAAATGGCATTACAGTAAATCAGTACCAGTCCCGCCATTAGTAAAGATAGGTGCGTGGGAAGATGGTAAGTTTATTGGCGTAGTTATTTTCAGTCGTGGTGCTTCATCAAATTTAATGAGTCCGTATGGTTTAGGGCAAGATGAAGGTTGCGAATTAACTAGAATTGCTTTAACTAATCATAAGACAGAAGTTAGTAGAATTATTAAATTAGCAATAATATTCTTAAAGAAAAATAGTCCGAATCTTAGATTGATTGTTTCATTTGCTGATCCGCAATACGGTCATCATGGCGGTGTATATCAAGCAGGTAATTGGGTTTATTGTGGCGATACTGCTGCTGGAGTTGAATACTGGCATAATAATAAAAGATTGCATAGTAGACAAGTAAGTGAAAAAGGCTGGAATATTCAGCAAGGGCAGCAAAGAAAGACTGTTAAACCAAGTGAGTGCAAAATAGTAAAAACAGTAGGCAAGCATAGATACTTAATGCCATTAAATGAGCAAATGAAGATTAAAGTTGCAATGTTAGCAAAGCCTTACCCTAAGCGTATGAAGCAGGCGATGATCGAGTCCATCGATACAGCGGAGGTGCAACACCTACCCATACGCTCCACTAATTTATAAAGTAGCAACATTTCCCCTTAATAAAATGAATGAGCATATTTCTAGCGCAGAAAACAAACGATTAGTCGAAACATCGGCTGGTCTTGGACTGCCACATGAGCAAATAGGGGCGTTAATCGGTATTGATGATAAAACGCTGCGTAAGCATTACCGCACTGAGCTTGACTTGGGCAAGGCTAAAGCGAGCGCACAGATAGCTAAGACATTGTTTAACAAGGCTCAAGGCGGTGACACGACTGCATTGATCTGGTGGACAAAGGCGCAGATGCGTTGGGCTGAGACTCAGAAGCTAGAACATACAGGCGCAGATGGTGGCGCTCAACTGCATACAGTTACATGGCAGAAATAGTCATTCCGTATCAGCCTAGAGCGCCTCAGATGCAGATGCATGAGGCTATGGATGGCACTAGGTTCTGCGTAGTTGTAGCGCACAGACGCATGGGCAAAACTGTAGCGGCTATCAATCATCTCATCAAGTCTGCTATCGAGTGCGACAGGGATGAGCCTAGATTCGCTTACATTGCGCCTACTTATGGCCAGGCTAAAAGGGTGGCATGGGATTACTTAACCAAATTCACAAGGCCATTAAATGCAACTCACAACATTTCTGAACTCAGGGCTGACTTCTGGGGACGTAGGATTAGTCTTTATGGTAGCGACAATCCTGATAGCTTGCGTGGTCAGTACTTCGATGGAGTTATTCTTGATGAGATCGGAGACCAGGACCCGAAGATTTGGAATGAGATTATCAGGCCAGCTCTTGCTGATCGTCTTGGCTGGTGTATGTTCGTGGGTACTCCTAAAG